AGATCCAAAAGAGAGTTGTGGTTTTGTTGTAAACGGCAAATATTTGCCATGCAGAAATATTGCAGAAAATCCACTTACTGAATTTATTATTGAACCAAAGGATTACCTATCAGCATTAGATGCTGGCGAAATTGAGGCTATAGTACACTCACATACAAATGGAAAACCACCAAGCAAGCCCGACCTATTTGCGTGCCAGCAGCTCGGTGTAGATTGGTATCTATGGGAGGTAACCTCAAACACATGGTGGATTATTCAACCCTCCTTGGGCGAGAATGGTGCTATGGCGTCCATGATTGCTACACATTAGTCAGAGATTTTTATCAACTCAACAATATACATTTACCTGATTTTAAACGACCAGATGATTTAAATAGCTGTGAGAGTGTTTTTCTTGAACAGGCACCTTCTCATGGTTTTATCGACGTAGGCTGGGGGCAACATCGGCCAGGTGACATGCTAGTCTTTAAGATACAAACCGCGTCAGCCATGCATGGAGGCATTTACGTTGGCGACATGCAGTTGTTACACCAGCGGATGAACTCTTTGAGTGTTGTAGAACAGCTCCACCACTATTATATCAAAAGGGTGTGTGCCGTGTTTAGGTATGGAGCAAAGCATAGTTTTAATGGGTGATCTGTCTGAACGTTACGGCAAAATACACAGCTATAAAAACCTTAAAACGCCGTCTGACGCACTGCGTTTATTGTGCATAAATCGACCTGGCTTGGCTGATGAGTTGTTTGTAGCTCATCAAAATGGGATCGGTTACACCTTAACGCAGGGGAGTTATGGGTTGGATTATGGCGATCTACAGCTACCAATTGGTCAGAAGCCTTTAATTTTAACGCCTGTAATTAGTGGTAGTGGCGGGGAGCAAATGACGCCAATTCTCATTGGAGCTGGCCTTATAGCTGCATCATTCTTGTTTCCAGGCGCAGGATTTTTTGGTACAGTCGGTTTATTTGGTGCAGGACAGGCAGCAGTCGGCGTTTCATCACTTGCAGTATTAAATGCAGCCGCAGTAGGTACTGCCTTAAGCGCGGTTGGTGCAAGTTTGATTATAACTGGAATTGCAAATATTATCTCGCCAATGCCTACGCTAAGTATGGCGAAAGGTGAGGGTGATAATGTCAGAGCTTCTGGACCACAAGGTGTCTCAAGGGCGACTGATGGTGTGCAGAATTATTCATACAGCGGAGCTGTAAACACTGCTGGTGCCAATGGTGCAGCCGTTCCAATAGTTTATGGTAAATGCTTAATCGGCTCACATTTAATATCTGTTGAGTTTGAGTCTGACGCACGCGAAGACAAGGCGCATCCAGCGGGTGCATACATAAGAGCGCAAGGTCCACAAACTATAACTGTCAATTCTGAGGCTTTGACAGCAGACGTTGTAAGTGCTGGTGGAGTCAGAAGCAAACGAATAGAGGATCCAAGCGGTGAGATTAGAGGATATAGCCCTGCAGTAGATATACTTCAAAGTGATGGTGAGCCATTGTCTTTGATAGAAACAATTTCTATCGCCGCTTCAACTGACAATGTGGGCGTAAAAGAAAATATGCGTGACAATGAGGCTTACCTGAGAAAGAATAATAAAAGCAAAAACTTCCAAGTGATTCTGCAATTAAACAATGGATTGTTCGACTTTGCAGGTGGTATTGGCAGCACAAAGGTCGATGCTTTTTTTACATATCAGATCGACGTTATACATGAGGTAAGTCCGGGAGAAGACCCTGTTGTGGCAAGCATCAGTGGCTCAGTGTCTGGTTTGTTGGACCCTGGGGAGCAATATACATGGATTCATTGGATTGAATACAGTGAACCTGCCAACCCACAAGATAGAATCAAGCCAAACATAAAAATCTTGGACTTTAGAGCGCAGCCAGGATGCACCCTTCAAGTTGTTAGGCAAGGGTACAAGGTTTTACGAAGTGGAAACACTACACACAGGCAATTTGAGGATTAATTATGTCACTTAAATCGGCAGCAGTCATAAAATTTCTCGACCTTTTATGCGAAGGGCCGATTAATGGCATTGTTCCTGGTGGTACAGGTGGACTACCAAAGAACATTTTCTTCAATGAAACATCATTAAATGGCAGTTTTGATTCAAATTTGATCGACATAAATTATACAAGCAACCTAGGTGGAGTGGATCAGCCTGTCCCTGTTATTGGCGAGTCTAATGGTTTTGGTGGCGATACTGATCTTGCAAATGTGATTGCGTTTAGCCCACCCCTAGAAGTTGGCAGCAATTACAACGAAGATGTGGATAGTAACAATGAGGTTACGGCGCGTAGGTATCAAAAATCTGCTACAGGCAGCAGCACTGAAACAAGAACAATCACCGACGCAACAGCGGAGAAGGCGAGTTTTGTCTTTGTAATTCCAAGACTTTTCTCGACTGCCAAAGAAGGTTTGGCCAATGGCCAGCTTTTTAACGCCACTGTCCGCTGGACAATTGAAATCACAGACAGCTTGGGCGATACAAGAGGGCCAGAGTCTGGCGAAGTTGGCTTTGGTGTGACCGACTTTGATTATCAGGTCACTGGGATCTCAACGTCAGAATTTGTATATCAAACGCCGAAAATACCTTTGCATGGTGTCGGCCCATGGCAGGTTAAGGTTAAAAAAGAACGCCTTATTAGGGCGACGCAAAACGTTGACGCAAGCTCGTCACTGTATAGAGCAATCACTCCTGACCCAACAGCTAATGTTCTAATAAAAGCGGTTTATGCGACAAATAAAGAACAAGGAATAGGTAATAATATGGAAAGGAGTAGAGCTAGAGAGGCCGCATTTGAGGTTAGTTTTTTTGATTTTATCGATACATCAATTAAAACTCCGTTAGCCAATAGTCGAGGCAACAGACTTCTTTGGTCGGCAATTAACACCTACAGATCAAGTCGCGTCAACTATAAAAATACAGCAGTTGTCGCCACTAGCATCAACACAGAGGAGTTTAAGAGCTTACCTCGAAGAGCGTATTTAGTAGAGGGACTTAAGGTAAAGATATTTAGCAACGCCACTCCAAGAGCTGATGGCAGTTTGTCCTTTGAGGGCGACTTTGATGGTCAGGTGTCAGGCGATAAATTTTACACAACTTGCCCAGTTTGTTGTTTCATTGATTTACTTACTTCGTCCAGGTATGGCACAGGTGACTTTATTGAAACCGAGAATATAAGTTATATTGATTACTATCCGTTAGCTAAATATGCCAATGAGCGGATTCCATCACAAGAGGTAAAAGCGACCTATACGCAAACAGGTGACGATATTACAGTAACACATCCTGCGTCAGGTGCGCGAGCTGCACATGGACTGAGTGTTGGCGATGAAGTAACCCTTAGATTTATGGGAACCTCGAACTCTGCTAAAACAGAAAACGCGAATAATAAATTCATATTTAAAGTAACTCAGGTGACTTCTACGGCGATCTTTAAGGTCAAAGCAGCAGCATCGCGATCTGTAGGTACTGCTGAATCGGTGTTTAGTGGCAAACCTGAGCCGCGTTTTGCGTGCAACATGATGATTGCTGGTCAGGAGCAAGCGTACACAGTTCTACAGAATATGGCGAGCATATTCAGAGGGATGACGTATTGGCAGTCGAACACTGTGACAGCAGCAGCGGATCATGGGCAGCTTAATAAAATTACTGATGGAACTGGTGAGACCCCAAGTGTCTCAGTTGCGCCGGTCAATTTATACAACAACAGCAACGTGCTCGATGGTTTGTTTAATTATTCTTATACGTCGATCAAAACCAGACCAACTGTTGTTAAGGTACGATACAACGACCCTGAAAATTTCTACAGGCCGAACTTTGTCTGCGTTGAGGATGTACCAATGAGAGATAAGTATGGATACCAAGTCAAGGAAATTATAGGGTTTGGATGCACATCAAAGTCACAGGCAACGCGACTTGCAACCTGGCTGCTTGAAACAGAAAAGACGAACAATAAAGTCATTACGTTTACAACTGGGTTGCAAGGATTGATGACCTTCCCTGGACAAGTGTTTGCAGTTGCTGATTTAATGCGGCAAAATACAAGATTTGCAGGGCGAGTCAAATCAGCCACAACAAGTCAGGTTATTCTAGACTCTGCAATTACATTACCTAGCGTATCAGCCGCAAGTATTACTTGCATATTGTCGACTGGCATTGTTGAAACAAAGTCGGTGAACATAAGTGTCACAACAGGGACAACATCAGCAATCTCTGTCTCGACTGATCAGTTCAGCAGCTCGCCAGAAGCAGGGTCACTATTTTCGATCACTTATACGCAAAGTGACGGCACTAAATTGCAACAGCAAAAATTCAGATGCTTAAGCGTAGCAGATAACGGCGATGCAACATTTACAATTACTGGCACAGAGCACAACGACAGCATCTATAGTGTTGCGGACCTATCTGGTACATCTATTGTTGATGAGCCGTCAGATGTGACTACATTTGAATCTGCACCGTCGAAAGTTACAAACTTACAACTTAAATTTTTCCCGATTGAAGCTAGCAACAATTTTTCTTATGTTTGCTTAACCTCTTGGAAGCGCGGCATTACAGGCATAACAAGAAACTTTAAAGTAAAAGTAACAGTTGGTGACGCCGAATCTACCATTACAGATAATGGTCGCAAAACGCAACTTGAGATTAAAGATGTTTTGCCGAACACCTTGGTAGAAGTTGAGGTTCAGGCGCTTGGTCAAGCTGATACTGGCGATACTGTTTTTTCAGAAAAGGTTACTGCTTCGGCCACTGCACCAAGTGCTAGCACGGCTCAAGACCCTGTAGGCTTTACTTCTGGCGATGTAACCATCTCAGATGCAAATATATTGCCGCCTAACCCAACTGGATTTACAGTTGCTATGGCATCATTCACCTCAAATGTTGTTGCTTGGGATCCGCCCAAAGGCATCAATACAAAAGATTTAGTCGCTGAAGTCAGAAAGGCGTTGGCACCAGGCGCTTACGCAACCAATTTTACACCGACAAATGCTTTTAATAACTCCCTTTTAGTTGTTGAAAAAGCCGCCGCAAGTGGTGCTGATGTCATCCCAGGTGGAAATGGTGTTTATTATTTACGATTTATAAATTTAACTACTGGCCAGGTAAGCGCGACACCAGCATCATTTACATTAAATAATGATTTTAATAGGAAACATGTTGTCGCGATGCAGTTTGATGAATCTGCAGATGGAAACAGTTCTTATACAAGCGGAGGTGGGACAGTTGTAAATCCTGGGAGTGCATCTACTCCT